TTCTGCTTCGGCTTGGCCTTCGTGGTCGCCCTGGCCTTCGCGGTGGCCCACATGGCGACCGTGGGCGACCGTGGGCGACTAGATCGACCGTGGGCGGATGTCGCTGCCGGCGCCCGGTCGCGTGCCGGCGAGTCGCGGGTGGCAGCAATAGCAGGCCAAACGTCCGGCGGCCGAAAGGGCACCGATCCCGTGCGATATCCCAGTCCGGGACATGTCGGCTCGCAAGAGCTTCACCATCCCCCGACGCGACACCATGTAGGCGTGTGTCCGCCATACCAGTCGGGGCTTCAACAGGTGCCTCGAGTATCTGGTGGGCGCATTCGGCAATTGATAGCCGAGAAAGAGGATGTCGTAATCGGCGGGCAGTTCTTCGAGGCAGCGGACCAACTGGTGGGCCAGGTGGGGCGTGGGCAAAATATCGTCCTCGAATACCAGCAGGTGGCGGTGATCGATGTTCCGGCGGTAGATCTGCAGATGCGATTGAAGGCAGCCGCGCCAGCCGCATGGGCTGGCGATCGCCGGCATAACCTCCACAGGTGGCAGCCACGGTTGGGCGGACAGCAGGCGGAGGCTTTCCTCGAGGCGGTCGCGCCGCTTGCGCAGATTGATCAGCACGCACTTGTCAGGGAACGGGAGGCCCGACATATTTGATACTCCAGCGGGCCTCGTTGGGGCTGGCCGCACCGAGTACGTTGACGTTATCGCTCGTGGAGTTGGTCAGCTTTCCTACCAGCTTGTAGCTTTCGTCGGCGTCCACCTCGACAAGCACCGAAGTGGAAACCGTGCGGTATTCACCCCCGCCGCATTGGGAAATAAACAGCTCGCGGATGCCGGAGCCGGCCACTGGGTTGCTGGTGTCGCGCAGCCACAACTCCACTTGGCACCAGTGGACGTTGTCCTCGCTGTTGTCTAACTGAACCGTATAGTTGAACTCGTACACGCCGGCGCGGGTGATTTTCACGTCGTAGCCGGATGCCGGCGAGCTGGTGTCGAATACGGAGGTGTCGCTGTTGACCAACGCGGAGAAGCCGGTAATGGCGGTTTCCGAGGTGGAGCTGATTGAGGCGGAACCGGATAGGGTCAGTTGAAGAAACGCGTCTTCCCGCTCCATTTCCACGATGTGGTACTCGTCGGACCTGTCGTCGAAACGGGCCTTTCCTTTTGCTCCCGATTTCGCGTTGGCGTGGATTCCTTGGGGATCGTAAACCTTGTTCACCGAGAACACGCTGGTGGGATCGAGGCCCTGGTAATAGTCGTTGATGCTGCACTCGGCCTGGCCACTGGTGGTGTAGCCCATGTCCTCGGTCAGCGTGAAGTTGATCGACCGGGCCACGTGCTGCAGGTCGACGACCTCCCACACTTCGCGGTCATGATGGAACACGGCCAAGCCGCGGGCACCGTTGCGAGTGCCCGCCACACGCGCCCAACCGTGATACATGCCCAGCGAATCGTAAACGGTGAACTCGTTATCGGATGCCGTGTCGGCCGCGTATGCCGCCCCGGTCCAGTCCAGCGGGTGCGCCGTGGCCGTACCGCCGATCGCCAGCGAGGTCTTCAGCTCGAAACGACGAAACAACTTCGGGGATCCCAACCGCAGAACGGCCCACTTGGTACCGGTGCCGCTTTCCTTCCACAGGATCTCGGCGGAGCCGAACTGCCGGCTGGCCGGTGTGTAGCGATCGCCCGAATCGGGGTTGATGTCGGCGTAGGCGTGGGCCGAGTCGATCACGTCGATTTCGCAGGGGCACACGCCCGAGATCGAGGCCCTGCCGATCTCCCCGTCGGCGATCGGCTCGAGCAACACGACAAAGCGCCCCAGGTGCGTGGCCGGGTTGGGCGTGGTGCCGGAAAGCATCACGCGGTTGGCGAACTCGTCCTCGTTGTCCGTGGGCGAGATGATCACGTCGTCGACGCCCAGGATGTCGAAGCGGTCGCGGTCGCCGCCGCTGTCGTTTTCCACGAGTACCACGTCGGTATCCGGCGGCCGGTATCCGGCGGCCGTGCTGCCGTAGCCGGCGCGCCCGCTTTTCCAGGCCTTGGCCGCGTCGACCATGGTATTAAACGTACCGGCCCTGATCCTTAGCGGCTGGCCGCTGCGTGCTTTGTCGGTCATTCCGTTTCCACCTCCGGCGGATCAAGAGACGCGCCCAGCGTGGGCTGCGAGATTCCCAGTTGCGTGAAATCGGCCTCCTCGTACACGTCCTCGACGAATACGGCAACCGGCTTCGGTCGCACGGTGGCCTTACCGTCGGTGTCCTTGGTTTCCCGGTAGTGAACCCACAGGTACTGCCATCCCTTTTTGACACCCACCTCGCAATCGCCGATGGTGATGCCGCGTTTCGTTTTGCTAACGGCGAACTGGAACTCCACGGCCCAGTAATGCGGCTCGGGGTGCGTGCCGCGGGCTCCCATGAACAGCACCTCGCCCGCCTCGAAGCCTCGAAAGCCGGCCTTGTTGACGGTGCCGGTCAGCGAGTGCAGCGTGTTGACGTAATCGAATGTTACCCGCCCGTTAACCAGGTAATGCGTTTCAGTGAATTCCAGCTTGGGTACGATCACATCCACGCCGGCCACCTGGCCATTGTTGACACCGATGGCCCCGTCGAAGTCGAGGTTCTCGCTGCCGTAGGCTCGCGTGGTGTTGTCGGAGTGTTCGATGTGGTGCGTGCCGCCGGTGGTATCCCACGATAACTCCGGCCCCCGGTATTCGTCGCTGCCGCCTTCGCCCTCGCCCGGTTTCCACTCCACCTCCTGCGCCTTGTAGGGCACCTCGGCGAACCACAACCCATTCCCTTGCGGCTCGATCTCGATCTCCTCGTCGACGCGCTTCAGGCCTCGGTGTTTCATGGGCGCCGCGTCGGCCACGGCATCAAATACCTGTTTGTCGTCGTCGTCGCCGTACGCGCCGGTGATACGGTAAAGCAATGTCTGCTCGGTATACGAACCTTCCCTGCTCTCGCGTCGTTCCACTGCTATCGCGGGCATGTGTTTACTCCTTTACGCGAACGCCAGGCCGTTCTTTTCGATCAGCTTAACGAGCTTGCTTGTATTCTTGGCAGTCGTCTGCGCGGCCTTCAGTGCCGGCCCGCCCTTGCTTAACTGGGCCGACATCCGCATGATCCGATCCGGACTGAAGGCGCCCCAACTGTGCATCTGCGGCTGCTTTTGCTTATCCTTGGCCACGGCGTCACGCATGCTGGCCGCCGACGCGCCCTCCACGGCCGCCGCATCGGAAGTGGCCTCGGTGTTCGCGTCCAACGAGGCGGCAAGTTGGCCGTCGTCGAGTTCGATGCTCTTCAAGTCGTCCAGTGCCTTTTGGGCCTCCGAGTTGTCGATCTCGGGCATCGACGTATCGAGCCCGGCGAAGATCGAGCCGAATTGACCCTTGGCCCAATTAACGAACTTCTCCCCGGCACCGGTGACATAGGCCAGCGCGGCGCCCAGGGCCAACACAAGGCCCGTAAGCAGAATCACGGGCCCGGCCGCAGTGGCCGTGATGGCTCCGAAGACGGTCATCACCGCCGACACGGCACCCAACACCGAACCGATGGCGCTGATGGCCATTCCCACCGGCACCAGCACGGCACCGAAGGCCAGCACGGCGGCACCGATCGCGGCCACGGTCACCACCAGGCCCTGGTTCTCGGCCATCCACGCGCCGGCCACTTTGGCCACCTCGGCGATCCACGTTACCAGCGGCGTCACGACCGGCAGCAAGGCCGATCCGATGGCGGCAGCCGCGTCGTCGATCGTGCCCCGCAGGGCTTTCATTTGATTGGCGAAACTTCCCGAGGACCTTACCGCGTCGCCTTGGGCGGCCGTCGTGCCGGCCATGATAATATTCATCCGTGCCAGGGCCTTCTGCTGTTCGGTGGCCTTTTTGGGATCCATGCCCATGTTCAGCAGTTCCTGCTTCACGGCGGCCGCGGAAACAATCACGCCGTACTTTTTCATCGTTTCGCCGCCTCCGGTCAGCGCGGCGTGAAGGTCGCGCAACACGTCGGCATCGGCCATGTTGTTGAATGAGGCCAGGTCGACGGCCAGCTTGGTGATGTCCTTGCTCATCTTGGTGGCCGCGCCCGGCTCGAAACCGATAGGGACCAGCAAGTCTTGCGTGCCGGCGAGAAAGCTGGCGACTTGTTCCTTGGAGCGGCCCACTTGGCTGCCGAACTCGTCGCCCCAGGCTTTCACGGCCGCCGCGTTGCTGCCGAATACCACGTTGAACTTGTTCATGGTTTCTTCCATCCGGGAAGCGGCCCCTATGGCCCCAACAAACGGCGCCGTAATGGCCCCGCCCATCAACGCGAACGATTTACCGACGCCGGCGATGGTGGTGCCGAAAGACTGCAAACGCCGCCGTGCCGCCGCCAGGCCGCGTTGCATTTTGGAATCGTTGACGTACATCTCGACGTACGCCTTGCCCGCTCGAATGTCGCGACCTGACATGACTTTCCCTCGCTATGGTTCCCCGCCGGTGCGTGTCCGTTTCGCGTCCGTCCGTCGTGCCCCGGCGGCACGGGCAACTAAGGACCTCCGAATTTTCCGCTGTCGTGCAGTTGTTGAAGAATGGCCGGGTTGTACGGCATCACTTCGACCGCCGGCGGGGTGTTCACGCGCAGCGGATTGAATTCGTACGGTTGCAGCTGCTCCGCTCCTTCTTCCATCCACTGGTTCGCCAGGGCCGCCACCACATGCGACGTACGATCGAAGGCCCCCCTCGCCATGCGGTATAGTTCGGCTACGGTGTGCGGCCGGGGGTCGACGCCGGCGATGCCTGCGAGTTCGTAAGCCCACTCGATGGCGTCAGCGCACCCGCTACTTCGGCATCCATGTCCCGCCGCATGGCCGCCAGCGTGGCCTTCTCCGTTTCCGGATCCGTGATCTTGTCCATCGCCATCTTCGCCGCTTGTTCCTGCAGGGTGGCCGACTTGGAGATCATCGCTTGTAGCAGGGATCTCCTCCGGCCGGGGAAAAAATCCGCAACGGCATCCAGCAAGGCGGCGGTCGCGTCGTCGATCGGGTCGCCGCGAAGGCCACGCCCGAAATCTTCATCGCTTAAGTCGCGGTCGTTCGCCTGGCGTTCGCAGACAACGAACAGCAGATCGGCCAGCAATACCGGATCGGCCAGCCGCTTGTAGATGGCCGAATCGATTTCGGTCAGGTCGAGGTCAAGCGTGGCGCGAACCCTTTTGATCGTGCCCACCGTGACCTCGACATCCCAATCGCGGCCGTCGGCATCCTTGAAAGATCGCATCGTGTATTTCCTCCGCTAGTGCGCTTGTGTCCCGTGTTTCGCTTACGGCGTGGAATCGTAAAGCACGCCGATCCTTTTTCATGTTGACGCGGCGCCCTTCGCCGCGTCCGTTCCCATTTACGGCGTGGAATCGTACACGACGCCGATCTTAAGGGTGGCCGCCGTGGTGCTGCCATTGGAGCAGTGGATGGCGTCGGTGGCGTTTCCAGTGAGCGGATTGGCGACGCCTTGATCGGCGAACCACGACCAGGGCTCGTTGGCCGTTTCCAGTTCCACGTGCTGCAGCGAAGCATCGCCCGAATCCTGGAAGTCGAGGCTGGCCCGTTGGTCGCAGCCGACAACGATGGCCTGCACGTCGTCGCCGTCGAAGTCGGCATTTACCTCGACCTGCTCAGCAAGAACGCAATTCGTGCCTTGGACGGGCAACACGTCGCCCGTGCCGCCGTCGAGCGTGACATCATCACCGCTAACGATAGCCGTCATGCCGTACCGCATGCCGCCTGACCAGAACACGTCCACGACATCGCCGTTTGATAGGCTGTGGCCGGCCAGCGTGAATACGCCGGTGTTGTCGTCGGTTCGAGTTCCCATATAGAAACTTTCGCCGGCGGGCAGGGCGATCTCAAATCCCAGTTGCCCGTCGCCGCTGCGCGACACGGTGCCCGCGATCGACAGGCCGCCGATCTGCGAATTCGATTGAATGGTTGCCGTTGGCATTTTTCATGTCCTTTCGGGTGTGGTAATCGGCCGGGCTTCCGCTTGCGCGTCCCTGGCCCCTAATCCCTCGCCCCTCGCTAAGCTGCATCTTCTTCGATCACGGCCTGGGCAAATACACCTTTGCCCAGCGTGCCCGTGCCGGCGGAAACGGTGATCACGACCTCGATCACGTCGTCGAGGACCACATCTTCCTTGGCCGGGTCGACCGTGGCATCGACAACATCGTAAGCCGCATCGCCCGAGTCGATGGTGATCGTCGAGGAGAGCATCGAGCTGCCGTTCTTGTGCAGGTCGACGGTCACGGTTGAATCGCCGATACAAGCCACCACGCAGCCGGCCGAAAAGCCGGTAACCTTTCCGGTGGCGCCCAGCACGGTGTGAATCACGCGATCCTCGGCCGCCGCCGTGGTGTCGCTTTCCTGCGAGTAGGCAGGCTTGTGCTGGTGTTCGAGTTTCGAGGCGGCGATCGCGGCCGACGCCTTAACCGCCGCATTGTCGATCGTACTGTCGGGCACGTCCAACTGCGCCGGCGTCACGCGGCCGGAAAACACAATCGCCCCTTCGATTCGTTGTCCCATGTTTACACCCTCGCATGGTTAAGCGGAAAGCACACGCCCCGCGGTCGATTTCGTTACACGTACAACTGCGGCGCTCGCCCGCCTTCGTCGGTCGGCGTGGCCGTGAATACGATCGTCTGCTCGCCCTTCAGCGGCTTGCCGTGCTTCATCGACAGCGTGACGTCGCCATCGTAGCCCTTGCCGGCGCTGTAGTCTTTCATCCGCAGGGCCACGCCGGCCCCGGCGGCAGCGGCCACCTTCAAGGCTTCCAGCGTGGTGTCGTCGGACTTGTCGAGCATTGTCCACTCGGCCTGGAAACTGATGGCCACCACCTGCTCGGTATTGATCGGCACGCTGCTGCCGGCCCCGCGTACCGAGGTGGATGCCTTTTCGGCGTCGAGACTTACGCTTACGTCGGTGGCGTTGGTGATCTGCGTGGCGGCCGTGGAACCGGCCGCGCCGTAATAGAGCAGGCCCTCAAAGCCCATTTTGGTAACGCCCATGGATTCGTCCTTTCGTTCGTTCGTTATCCCAGGCCCTTTGCCCACTCGTCGGCAAAGCGATCCAGGTTTGCTTCAAGGGCCGGCCCCATGAACGGTCGCTGGGGATAGTCCTCGCCCTTGTACGTTCCGCCGTGCTCGTGGGCTGCGGCCGCCGTGCCGACCATACTGGCCCTTGGCCCCACCACGGCCGTTTCGTCGCCCTGGCCCCGGTGTTCCACTGCCCATCGCAAGGCCCGCCGCAGGAGGCCCCGTCGCGTCCGTGGCGGCGTTCCTTTGTCGGAGGCACGTTTCCCTCGCTTGATCAACCCGGCCGCGAATTTGCGTATACTGGCGGCCGCGTGGCCCAAGTTGCGGTAGTTGGCCTTCCTGACCTCCGCCTCTACCTTCGGCGTTTCGTCGGTTGTCTTTACGTTCACTCCGATCATCACACGTACACCTTATAAACAACCGAAATGATGCCGGTGAATTGTCCATTGTCGCGTAGGTGGGCCGGGTAGTATTGGGGGCGAAACTCGACCTCCTCGAAGATCGCCCCGTCCATGTCCGTTAGTCGCCGGCCGGTCAGGTCGGTGTCGCGGTCGCGCGCGAAATATTCCAGCAGTTGTTGCATCAACACCAGGCGGGCGTCGATTTCGCTCGTCTTGATTTCCCCCGTCGATGTTTCCCGTTCGCTTTGGGCGAACTTTTCCCTTACGGCGATGTCGGTTCGGCAGGTGTATACGATCGCTTCCCGCGATGCGATTTCGGCGTCGCAGTCGCTGGCCTGCACGTCGATCCGCAGCGCGGCGATCTCCTCGAGTTGCAGGTCGCGATCCTGCACGTAGCCACGGCGAACGGTGGGATCGAGCGTGAACGTTTCAGCCGCCACGGCAGCCGCTAGTTCGCTAGCGATGGCCGTGGCCACATTGACCGACATGGAATAAGACAAAATCGCCATGCGTCATTCGCTCCCCGCGTACTTGGTATGCACCAGCAGCTTCCGCTTGGCGACGTCGGAGCGGTACTCGCGGCCGTCGACTGGCATGACCTCGAAGATTTCGACCACCCCGGCGATGGTTTCTTTTATCTGGTCGCCGACTCGAGGGGTCACGCTAAGATCCGCTTTGGTGATGAGGTAGTCGCGCGACTCGACAACGATCTCGCCGCCCTCGGGCCCGCTTTCCTTGTATTCGTTCAGCTGTACTTCCGCCGTCAGCGTGGTGGTGCTTGCCCCGCGCACGTATGACACCGACACGCCGAACGCTTCGGCGAACATCGAATCGGCGGCGGCGAAATCAGTATCGAAAGACATGGCATCCGGCAAAACGGGCAACGTATAAAAAATCCGCCCTGCGGCGACCGGCCCCCGGCGGAATGAGGGCCGGCCCCGCAGGACCGGGACACAAGCTCTTGGTTGCGGTCGTTGCGTCGTGTGGTCGTGGCACTCCCGACGCCGCGTCCGCTACCGTCCGCCCGACACGGGCCTAGGAGGCCAGATCGGTACAACGCAGGGCCAACTTGCTGACGCGCATTTCGCCCGGCGTGTCGTTGGCACCCTTCTCGATGTGGGCCAGCAACTTCAGCGGGCCGGTGGCCGCGTCCAACTTGAACACCGAAGCCGGCAGCACGTTGACGCCGTTGATGTACAGCTGGATGTCGGTCAGATCCCGCGCGTCGATGGCGAAATCGAAATAGGTATCATCCACCGCGTCGACGGTGGTATCGGTGGCGGCCACCTCGGTGGTGCCGTCGTCCGACTCGGCCAAGATCGAAAGGGCCGTGCCGTCGAGGTGGAAGAACAGCGACTCGGTGATCGAGTCGCCGTCGGAGGCGTGCGTGCCGTTGGCAATGCCGATGTTGAAGTCGGCGGCCGCGTTGTCGCCGATATCGTAGATGGCGGCGCGGCCTTCCACGATGAAGGGCACCGTGACCGGCACGGAATGCTTCGACAGGATATCGACCTTCTGCGCCTCGGCCGTGGTGTCGAAGGCCAGCTTGGCGTAGCCCGGTCCCATCGTCAAAGCCGGCGCTCCGGCGCTGAGCACCAACACGGTATCGGTGGGATCCCGCATGATGTCGATGGTGTAGTTGGGCTGCACGTTCAGATCGACCACTACGGTCAGCGTCGCTGCGGCCACGTCGGCCACGGCCACGCCGATGAAGAAGTCGCCGCCGGCGGCCGCCTTAAGCGGCGTGGCCGAACCGGCCGAGCGATCCCAGTACAACGGCGCGCCTTCCAGCACGACCACGCTGGCCGACTTGGTGACCGTGAACTGGCCCGACGTCTTCAGGGCCGCCGGGTCGCCGCTGGTGAGGGCCGAAAGGCCGGCCACGACGGCCGCGCGCCCGTCGGCGAGTTGGATCACCTCGCCGGCACTGTAACCGGCGGATGGGGTCGACACGTCGATCGTGTCGGCATCCTTGTAAAGGGTGGCTTCTGCCATGGTATAGTCCTCTCAAAAAAGGTTGCGTTTGTCCGTTACGATTTGCCCCACGCGAAGCGGCCGGTTTCTACGCGTCGCCGCTGCTCTTGTACCAGCTGCGGAAGTCCATGAAGGCCGCGCCGATGTCGAGGTTGATGTCCCAGCCCTGGCCCCACTGGCCCTGGTCGAGGGTGTAGGCCCGCATCACCGGCTGCCGGTTGGTACCGCGGCGGTAGGCCACGCGGATCGAGCGGCGACCGCCGGAGGCCAAATACCAGCCGGTATCCGAGCCGGTTCGCATCGACTTGGTGCGCGGGTCGCGAACGCCGGTAGCCCCCAGGCGATCGTCCATGACCGGCACCAAGCGCTTTCGCGCGATCAGGTTCTCGGTTGTGTAGACGGGATCGCTGGAGTCGGCGAACAGCTTGGCGAGCGAGTTGACCGTGCATAGCCCTTGGGCAGTCCAGTCCAAGGCGGCCGGCACCAGCAAGTATTGCGGCGTGATGTTCAGCACGTCGTCGCCGTCGCGCTGCGACCCCATGGCCGTGATCCCCGTCTTGAGGTTGTCGCTGCCCAGTGCGCCGGTTCCCAGGTTGGCGTGCCCGCCGGCGGAGGTCACGGCCGTCGAGTTGAACACCTGCCCCGTGTCGGTCAGTGTGGGGTTCTGCAAGATCAAGGCGTACACCAGATCGGGGCGCAGGCGGGCGGCCGCCTCGCCCATTTCCACAGGCATGCCGAAGATGGCCCCCAGGCGATCGTCGATGATGTCCTGCTGATCGACGGTGAACTTCTTGGCGTAGCGGGCCAGCTTGTACGTTTCCCGGTTATCGGAAACGGAAGCATCCTTGGCCGTGCCGCCGCGCGGCAACTGCTCCAGGTTGGCCGAGGCCGACAGCGTGATGTCCTCCTGTTGCAGGAAGTTGGCCACGTCCTCCTCGTCGCACCAGCCTTGCGTGGTGTCGCCCACAGCGTTCCAGCCCTCGATCAGCCTCGCGTAGGCGTTGGTGGTGAACACGTACGACAGCGTGCCGCCGGAGGGAGCGGCGCGGGCCGCATCGAAGGCTTCGTCGATCGTGCGGTACCAGCGGCCGGTGTCCGCGCGGAGGCATTCGCGGAACAAGTCGGGGGCCGACATGCCGCGGTAACGATCGCCCAGGTCGGCGTCCTGCTCGGTCAGGGCGTCGGCCCGTCCCGGCTCGCGTTGGCCGTTGTGCATGACGTGATCGGTGGGATCCAGTCCCTGCCCGATCAAGGTCGCGGCCGCCAGGCTGCGGGCGTTGCAGTCGCGGCCGTGGTCGCGAACGTGGCCGGCGGGGGCTCGCGTGGGAACGCCGCCAGGTTGCCCGCCCTCGAAGCGTCGCGAATCTCGCACGGCGCCGAGGAACTCGCGGGTGGCGCGGGCTTCGTCCCAGCCCTCGTCAAGTGCCCGGGCCACCAATGCAGGCGGCACGTCGTCGCCGGCCAGAGAGGTGATCGTTCGCACCCGTTGGCGTTCGGCCTGGATGCCCGCTTGGCGGCCGGCGTCGTCGCCGTCGCCATCATTGTCGGCGGTTCCGGCGGAGCCGTCGCCGCCGCCGCCGTTGTCACCGGCATTGTCGTCGGTACGACCCGCGTCGTCGCCGCCGCCTCCGGCATTGTCGCCGGCATCGGAGCGGCCACCGTCGCCGCCGTTGTCGCCCGGCGGGTCGTCGGCGGCCGCCTCGTCGGCTCGAGCCCTCGCGTCGGCACTGAGGGCGTCGTAGACGGCCCGTGCCTCTTCGTCGGTGGCCGCGCTACGCAGGCCGATGGTTTCAAGGTACGCTCGCAGTTTAGGATCCATTGCTTTTCCTTTCGTGAATGGACGTGATTCTTCTCGCATTTTCGCGGCGGCGTCGGCGCCGATCGGAACGACCGACACCTCTTTGAGTTGCCACCGCGTCGCTATCCGCAAACGCCGCCTGCCGGCGGTGTATTCCTCGCCGCCGATGGTCGCCTTGCCGCCGGGCTGGATGTCGGTCGACTCCAGCACGCGGTAGCCCACCGACACGTCGGTAATGTGTCCCTGGCGGATCTTGTTCCAGACGCTGTCGGCCCGCTCGTCGTCCTTGGCGAACAGTAGCCGCCCGGTGATGCCGTTGCCCTCGCGTCGCAGGTTCCGCGCCGAACCCAGCACGGTATCCAGCGACCAGCGCATGTGGGTTTCCAGCAAGGGGGCCTGATCCGGCAACACGGCCCCATCGGCGGTCAGCACTTCGGAGATCATCTCCCCGCTGCGCCAGTCGTACACGTCGACCGGCGTATCGGTCGACACGGCGGCCTCGATCGACCGCTCTTCTTCGTTGACCGTCTGCGCGCGAACCGACAGGCCGCGTGTGTTGATTCCGTCGCGAGGTCCGTCGCGAAACTGTAGCGGTTGGGTGTGCGTATTCATGCGTTCGCCGTTTCCTTTTGCTGTTGGGCCAGTTCGAGCACTTCCACCGCGCCGCGTAAATGCTCGGGCACGGGCAGGCCGGCCTCCTCGAGGAGATCCCGTTCGCGTTGCAACTTTTTCAAATGCACTTCGATGCTCGTGCCGCGTGCCGCCAGGGCGTCGGTGATCGTGAGCGTCAGATTTTTGAGCCCCTTCTCTTCGGCCACGGCTTCCTTCAGCGGATCGACGTGGGGCCGCACCGGCCAGGTCCACTGGTACTGCACGCGCGGCGGCCGCCTGCGCAACCGGGGCACGGTGAACCGTGCCTCGCGTGCCACCTCGTCGACCAGGCGGTTGAGCGTGCCGCCGTTTCGCGGCGTGCCGGATATCCAATACTGGATGCCGGCCACGGCGCGGCCGTATGTCTGCGTGTCCAGCCGGGCCGATGAATAGTTGTGCTTGGAACTGTCCAGCCGTGCCATCAGAAGCGGCATGCCCACCGGGCGGGAGAACTCCCGCGAGCGTTCGGCCCGGTAGTCGCCGTACTGCACCGGCGGCTGAGTCGCCGGATGGACAAACGGTTTCCAACGCGGCGGGGCCATTTTCCACGTTCGCCGCTCCCACGTAGTTTCTTCCGGTGCCGTCCACACCGGGGCATCTTCGGCCTCGGTGTACAGCATGCCCATCTGGTCCGCCACGCAGCGGGCCGCGTCCTGCACCTGGTTGTCGTAGTCGCGCAGGTCGGCGGCCGGTGCCAGGGCCGGATTGGCCCAGGGGATGCCCCGCTTTTGCTCTTCTTCTTCGAGGAGGAACTCGTGGATCATCAGGTCGGCCGGCACCGGCTCGTACTGGCCAGTGCCCGCCGAGTAGGCGCCGTACATCGCCTGCTTGTGGACGTAGAATGTGGCCGGCCGGTCGAAGGCGTCGTAACGCACGCCCATGAAAATGTCGGTCTGGCCGGTCATGTCCATCGGTGTTCGCAGGTTTCGCGGCGGGATCGGCTGCAGTCGCAAGTTCAAGGGGCCGCCGGCATTTGGCACGGTGACCATCTGGGCGACGTACTCGCCGCACTTCCACAACGATCGCACCCACAACTTGAGCATCGCCACGCCGGAGACGTTAGGCCGAGGCGTGGGCGCCGCGAACCAGTCGACCCAGGTTTCTTCCAGGGCGGTGCTGTAGGCGTCGTCGTCGGAAATCACCTGTAGCGTGGGACCCTCGGGGCCGACGATGTCGTCGGCGTGGGTGTTTATGATCCCCAGCAGCATGCCGTTGTTGCGTGCTTCCAGAGCAGCCCGCGATCGGATCGTCGAAAGCTGTTCGGACAGCCAGCGGTTTACCGACTCGTCGGATGCGTAACGCCAGTGGGCCTGGTTCAGGCGGGTAGTTTCGGCCGATTCGAAGTTGCGTGCCGAGTCGTTCCACACGGGGTGCGATACGAAACGCGATCCGCCGGCGGCGGGCTGCGTCGAGGCGGGTGGCGCAGACACGGCGCTCGAGTCGGCGGCGATGCCCATGCCCGCGATCACGGGTTCGGCGACGAGGTGGCTCATGAATAATCCCCGCTGTTGTCGGCCCTGGCGTACACGACCTTAGACTGCTGGAACGGCCCGCCGCTGGCCGCCGTGGCGGCAGCCAGTTGCTTGCGGCAGTTGGTGATCAAGCCGGGGATTTCGGAAGCGTTCCAGGCGATCGACTGCGAGCCACCCCCGCCGGTGCCGCGTGTGAGGTTCGGCGTGGTTGATAGGCGGGCCTGCATGGCCATCAGTTTCGTGATGGCGGTCGCGTAATCCCCATCGTCGATGGCCGCCACGGCGGCCGCGTACAGCGTATCGAGTTCTGCAATGCTCATGTGCTGCACATCGTGACACGGCACCGCAAAACTGTAATCGCCGGTTACAGATTCCGCTTGCCTCGCAGGCGGCGTCGCCACCGTCGCAACTGCCGGGCCGTCTTTTTGATCGCTGCCTGCAGGCGTTTTCCGTCGGCGCGGATGGGTAGATGGTGCATCGAGCGTTACCTGGGGATTTTTTCCGTTTTCCCGCAGTTTGGGCATTTGTACCAGCGATAAGCCTTTCGCGTCGACGTGACCTTCATGCGTACGTCGCAATCCTCGCATGCGATGCGGCGCTTGCCCGACGGCACCGCTTCGGGCACCGCTTCGATCTTTTTCGTGACCTCGGGAACATGATCGACGGCGACCTTTTTGTTGGCGTCGCCAATATGGTCATCGCCGTCCATCAGCGGCGGTTCCGGCGCCATCGGCGGCGCCGATTGCACCTGGCGAAAATTAAAGCGGCGCCCGCAGTGGCGGCAGCGGGCCAGGCCGGATCCGAACCAGGCCTGGTCGGCCCTCGGTTCGCGGATGATCCGCGCGTCCTGGCAGCCGCAAGTCGGACAGGCCGGGCCCTCGCAACAATCCAAATGAACGAAACTCATTAGACCGCCTGCTTTCGTTGTGCCGCGAACCAGCCGCCCTTGGCCATGATCCGCTCTTGTTCTTTCGTTTCGGGCGCCTTGCCGGCGGCCAGTACCGAAATCCCCTCCATGGCCGCCGCCACGTCCGACAGGTAGCTGGCATCGAACCAGTGATTGTTGTCCGACTTGGCACGCCACCGGCGAACCATCACGCCGCGGATCGGCTCTTCCACTTCCACCTCGGCCGTGAGGTGCTTGGCGTATGCAAAATGATCCTTCTCGTCGAACGAAAGGCGATCGGGGTTGTCGGCCGGCTCGCCCCACAGGGACATCGATCCCGGCTTGCCTTCGGGCGTCAGCCAGCGGGCGTGTTCCCACGACTTCCAGCGATCGGTGTCGCAACACACGAGCCAAATGTTCTTCGGCCGCCGTGACAGAAACCAGCCATCGCCGGCCTTCTTGTCGCGCGTGTTTCGCACCGGCGGATTGAAGTTGACCTTCACCGTACCGGCCGACTTGCCAAAGCCCATGGCCGGATCCCAGCCTAAGCCCATTTCCTTGGTGGCGTGGTAGATGGCCTCGGTCTGCCAGCCGGCGTCGATCAGCGTACGTGTGACCTCTACGGGCGTTCCGTCGACCGTCTTATATAACCCGGCGCAGTCGTCGCGGCGGGCCCGTATGGCACGCGTCAGCGCCAACTCGAGGCCTTCGTCGCTGCCGCGAACGGTGCCATGCACTTCCTGCACGCCGCGATCGATGGTGTACCCCGTGCCGTCGGCCCGCCAGGCACGCACCACCCAATGCAAGGCGATCTTGCGAACGTCGATGCCCTGCGTCAGGATCACGCGGGGCTCGCCATTGTCGGCGATGGTCACGCAATCCGGCGGGATCGTTTTCCGGGGGTAGCCGTTGACCTTCCGCTGAATCAAATGGGGCGTGATGCCCGACTCGACCGGCCCGCTTTCCTCCGGCGGGTCATTTTGGTATTCGGTCAGGAAGGCCACCTCGCCATCGTCGGCGATCTTGTCGTAGCAAAACTGCACTGCCGACAACTGCAGGGGCGTGCCGTCGGGCGTGATGTCGCCGGCGAAGCGGCGGGGGTTCATCACCACCGCGCCCAAGTCCATCTTCTTGCGGTTCTTTTTGTAGAAGTAAAAGGCCTCGCGTGCGAAGGGGTCGCCGGTTTGCATGGCCGCTTGCCGCAGCAGCATATACTCTTCCCACAGGTCCTCGCGGTCGGGCCGGGTTTCCAGCATCTTGAAGCGGCGCCCGTTCCAGGAGGGCTTTTGCTTGGCGTCGGTGTAGCGGTGGCTTAGGCAGGCCCGGTTCATCAACGTGCAAAGCATCACGCGACCTAAGCGACGGTCCTGCCCGGCCAGGCCGGCGATGTCCTGGTCGATCTTGCGTTCCAACTTTTCGGGGCGCGTTTCCGACTCGGCGATGTCGCGCGTTTCGGGATCGTCGATGATGGCCAGGTCGGGCCGCTGCGTTCCCACACGCATGCCGCGCACAGCCGAATCGAGGCCCCGGGTGGCGATGATTTGGCCCGTGGCACGCGACCCCTCCACGGCCAGCGTGGGCAGGATGATCTTCTTTCCCGACCACCGCATGCGGGTGCGCGTGGCGGCGAACTTGTGCTTTCCGATTTGGCCGGCCGCCGATTGGCCGTTGGCCCGGTTGGGCAGTCCTTCCAGGGCGCGGACGGGGCCGCATACTTCGGCGTAGTCTTCGGCCAGGCGATCGTTGGTTTCCAGCGTGCTTTTGATGTTGCCCAGGATCTGTTCCGCCTCGGGCCCGGTGGCGGCGAACACCACGGGGAAATGCAGGGCCCCGGTTAAGACGCAGTAGATCACAACCCATTCAGCTACGGTCGTTTTGCCTTCGCCTCGAGGGGCGGCGATGGACTGGTCGCCGCCGTGCTTGGCGGCTAGTAGAATCGCATTAACCATTTCCGCCTGTTGTTTCGTGAACTGGAATCCCGAGTAGTGTTTCAGCCACTTGAAGATGTCTTTCTCAAGTCGCGTGCGGCGCCGCAGACTGTTCGCCGTGACCACCACCGACACAACCCGCTCGGCTTGTCGCTGCCGCCGTTTCCGTTCGGCGTCGCGCTCGCGTTCGGTCAGCCCTGCCGTGCCCTTGAGTTTCCTCAACTTCCGCAATTGGGCGGCCAGCTTCTTTTCGGATGCTTCGAGTTGTTGTCGCGTTACGGTTGCCATGCATCGTTACTTCCCTTGCAAGCGCGGGGCCAGGCCCAGGTCCTTCATCCGCTCGAGCACCACGGCGGTATACTTCGCCTCGAGTTCCACGCCGTAACAGACACGGCCCAAGTTTTCGGCCGCGATCATTGTGGTACCGGATCCGATGAACGGGTCGAACACCAACTCGCCCGGCCGGCTGCCGTCGGTCATGGCCCTGGCCCACAACTCGACGGGCTTGATCGTGGGGTGTTCGCGCGAGGCCTTGGGCCGGTCGCATTGCCAGAGCGATGTTCGCGTGCGATCGCCGTTCTTGTGCCGCTTGCCGGCCTTCCAGCCGAACAGGATGAACTCGTGCTTGTAGTGATACTCCGAATGGCCAAGCACCATGGCATCCTTGGCCCACACTAGGATCTGCCGCAATACGCCGCGCCCGTGCCAATCGTTGACGAAGGGCACGACGGGCGGCCCCGGCGGTACCGTGGCGTACCAGTACGCGCCGGCCCGGCAGTTGCCTTCCGCGATGTCGAAGGCCGCCGCGATCAGTTCAGCCAGCGCCGTTTCGTCGAGTGCGTCGTTGCTGACCTTCAAGGCGTCCTTCGTTTTCCCCACGTAGGCCACGCCGTACGGCGGATCGGTCAGCAACATATCGATCGACTCGCCCTTGAGCAGCTTGCCTGTCGTGGCGGCCTTGGTCGAGTCGCCGCATACGATACGGTGCTTGATGCGGTGGGTGTCGCGCAGCGTTTGTCCACAAGTGCATTTCATTTCGCTCGCCTCACGGTCAGCCCCATGTCTTTCATTCGTTGAAGTATCACGGCCACGTAGGCCGGCGACAGTTCCACACCGAAGCACGCCCGGCCCAGTTGTTCGGCGGCCGCCATCGTGGTGCCGCTGCCCAGGAACGGATCGAGCCACGCGTCGCCGGCGTCGGAAAAGGCGGCGATGAAGAAGGCCGGCAGGCCCACGGGGAAGGCGGCCGCGTGGCCTACGATCTTGGCTCCGCCCATGTTGCCCAGCACGTTCGACGGATAGGCCAGGCCCGCGCCGGCTTCCACGGGCAACATCACGCCTTCGCCCACGCCCTGGCCCTTGGCCGTAACCATCTTACCGGCCGCCTTCTGGTCGGCGTACTTGAAGCACCCGGTCGATTCGTGTCGCACCTCGTCGGGCCGGAATTTGTATGTCACCGACAGCGAGAAGTGGTACACCGACTCCCAGCCGTTCTTGAACCGGCGGGACTTGTTCGGATCCAATGGCAGCGCGGGCCGGGGCCAAACGTATTCCTCGATCCACTGCCAGCCCCAGGTGTCGACGTGTTCAAGCACGAGCCGCTTAACGTACGTCTGCTTGGCACCGTCCTGGGCGGCTTCCTTGATGTTGACGAAGAACGATCCCTCGTCGTTTAGCGCGCCGCGAACGCTGGCCTGCACGGCCTGCCACCAGCCCACGTATTCGCCGGGCGGGATGGGCTTGAATTCGCTGCTCTGATCGTACTTCCGCTGCTCGGCGTAGGGCGGCGACGTGAAGCAACCGGCGACCTCGCCATCGCACACGCGGGGGATGGCGGCTTCGTCGCGGCAGTCGCCGCACAGTACGCGATGCACCAGGCGATCGCGCTCGGTGAACTTGTGCCCGCATTCGCAGTTCGTCCTTTTTTCGGCCTTGTGCATCTTGCCGCACTTGGGGCACTTGTACCACTTGGACTTGATCACCCACAGCTGCCCGCTTTTCGTTTTCCATTTCTTCTTCAACTCGTCGGCCCGGTCGAGTTGCGGTTCGGCGTCGACCAGTTCGCCGTCCTCGTCGGCGATGGCCACCCCTTCCTGCCGGGCCAGGTCATCCAACATCTTCTGCAAGTCGTCGGAGCCCGTTTCTATCTCGGCCAACAAGTCGCCCAGTTTGTCCTTGTCGGCCTTGGCCATGGCGGCCATCGGATCCAAGGAGGCCAGCAACTTGGCGGCCTCCTTTTTCGTCACGTCGAGGATCAACACCGGCACCTTTTCATCCGGTGTTGTTTCGGCACGCAGATGGCCGTCGATCAATTCCAGGGCACCGCCTCGCAGTTCCCTGGCAATCAAAACGTCGGCATATCCGATTTCGGAAAGAATGGCCCGCAGCGCGTTCTTTTGCGCTTCGGGGTGCGTTCGCCAGTTGGCCGGCGATGGTCGCAGTTCGGATGCCTTAACCCAGCGCAGTTCCTTGATACGATTCTTGATCTTCACGTTTCCGCCTTTCGTGTAGTAGTTCGCCTCCGTGTCGGGCGTGCCTCAACCCGCTCCGCAAAGCATGCCGCCGGCGGGGATGTTCGGGTTCTGAAAGACTATTCCGCTGTTGCCGCCGAAGTTGCCGCAGCGGCGATCGGCGGCGGTGTCCGAGCCGGGCGTGGAGTCGCAGTTCTTCACGTCACAGTTGGCCATGGTCGACGCGCCAGCAACGTCCAGGGTCCAGGCGGTGGCCGCCGACCAGTCCTGCCCGCTGGCCGAGAAATCGCCGTCGATGTCCAGTGACGCGCCGCTTACGGTCGCGGCGCAGGCGGCGGCGATCGACGCGTTGCCGGCGGCGGCGAACGTTTCGCCCGTTTGGAATGTGAATGCCCCGGCCGTGCCCGTGAAACTGTCGGCGGTGAAGCCTTGCGCGAAGGTGGCCACGTTGGAGCCCGTCTTGTTCACGACCACATCCTCGATCGTCAGATCGTTGAAGTCGACGCTCTGCGTGTTGCCGCCGCTGATCGTGATCGCGCCGGTGCCCTTTGTCCATGTCACGCTGGCGCCGATGGTCACGTCGCCTTGAAAGGTCACGTCGACGTTAGTCGAGTCGTTGGAGACGTCCAGCGTGCCGCC